ATCAGAAGAACAGATAGCTGTGAGCCTGGGCATATCTGTCTCAACCATAGGCAGACGCAAGCGTGAAGATGAACGATTTAGTAGCACCTTAAAGGCCGGCAAGCAGCGCGGCATCGACGCGGTGACGAATGCCCTGTTTGAGGGCGCCACTGGCGACAAGCCTAACACGTCGGCGCAGATATTCTTTCTGAAGAATCGAGCAGGATGGCGGGATCGCACCGAAGTAGACGCTAACGTATCAGGTGATGTGACGATGACGCACGACATCGAGGGCGCGCTGCAGGCTTTGAAGGATGCGGGCGTGAACCCTGATGATTTATAGTATCAACTATACTGTATGGTCGAGATATGTATATAAATCAATGACTTACAAGCCCGTGGTACAGTTTTGGGTGCATCTGGTCCTGAAAAGCTGCCAGGCGGGCCGGTTTTGAGCCCGCTTCGCAAAATCGAGGTACCTGACTGGGGCGGTACGCCCCCACATATTGCTGTACATATAGGGCGGTCTTATTTATGAATTGTTGGCACTGCAAAGGCGAGTTAATTTGGGGCGGTGATCACGATCTTGATGACGAGTCAGATACTTTTTCTATGGTTTCTAATCTTAGCTGCCCTAGTTGCGGTGCGTATGTCGAAGTATATGTTCCAATCGCGGGTATTGAATTTTGACAGAAACGACTTTAAAAAAAGCGGCTCCAAAAAAAGCGGGTGTTCTGAAAAATGAGGCCGCAAAAAATAAGGCGCTCAAAATAGCGGAAGCCATCCGCGTGGTGAAAGTCCACAAAGCTCAAAACCGTTTAGCGTACTGGAAACCGTACACTTGGCAGGAAGAATTCTATAAAGCCGGAAAGCACAACAAACAGCGGATGCTGATGGCTGCAAACCGTGTAGGCAAAACTGCTAGTCAGGCTGCTGAAGTAGCCTTCCACCTCACAGGCGTATATCCAGACTGGTGGGAGGGGATTAGGTTCACCCGACCGACTAAGATTTGGTGCCTGGGCGTGTCCGGCGAGCAGCTTCGTGACGTGATCGTCAAAGAATTGTTGGGCATGTACCTTGGCGAAGGTAAGTTTGATGGTTCGGGCTTAATACCGCAAAGGCTTATCTATCAAGTAACCCCTGCGATGGGAACGCCACGGCTACCACGGGATGTGGCGGTAAGGTATGCAACTGGTAACACTTCTACTGTAAGTTTTAAGTCCTACACTCAGGGTCAACATGTATTGATGGGATCGAGTCAGGACTATATCTGGATCGACGAGGAACCGACAGACCCTACCATATATCCGCAATGCTTAACACGGACTGCCACTGGCAACGATGGGAAAGGCGGTTACCTCGTCGGTACTTTGACTCCTGAGAACGGTATGACTGAACTGGTTACTCAGTTTATGGATAGCCGGAACGAGGGTCAGTACCTACAAAACGTCACGTGGAACGATGCGCCGCACATCACTGACGAGACTAAGCGTCAGCTATTGGCGGCGATACCTGAGTACCAAAGAGACATGCGGTCCAAGGGTATCCCCGTTCTTGGCGAGGGCATGGTGTTCCCGATCAGCGAAGAGGCCGTTAGTTGTGATCCATTCGAGATACCCAGACATTACAAGAAACTCGCCGCCGTTGACTTTGGCATCACCCACCCCACGACCTGCGTCTGGACGGCATACAACCCCGACAACGACACGATTTATGTATACGACATATATAAGAAAGAAGGTGAGATTCCGGCCATCCATTCGTCAGTCATAAAGAGCCGTGGGAAAGACATTCCAGTCATATATCCCCATGACGGTGATAACACCGAAAAAGGGAGTGGTAAGACACTGGCAGAGATGTATATGGAAAACGACGTGCTGATGATCGGCAAGTTTACCAACCCCGACGGTACTAATTATGTCGAGCCTGGTTTGATGGAGATGCTTGAGCGGTTTCGCACTGGGCGCCTACAAGTTTTCAAAAACCTCACACCGTGGTTTGAAGAGTTTCGGCGGTATCACCGCAAAAAAGGAAAGATTCACAAAGAGTTTGACGATCTAATGGATGCCACTCGCTACGCCGCGATAACCGTAACGCGTTACGGTCAAAATGAAGTCGAGCGAAACAAAATGACAACGGGCCAATCAGGATATACGACCAATGAATATAGCTTCTGAAATTGACGAGAAAGAACTGCTTAACTCGCTTGAGAACAACATAAACGCCGCCGATTCATACGCAGAGAGCGAGATAGGTGAGCAGCGCGATAAGGGGTATAAATATTATTACGGTCAGCCGATGGGCAATGAGCGCACTGGCAGATCGCAGCATGTATCAATGGATGTTTTCGACGGTGTTGAGTCGATTAAGTCGATGTTGCTTGATTGCTTCACCGCGGACCGCAACGTGTGCAAGTTTGAAGCGCAGAGTGCTGAAGACTTTATTCCGGCTAAGATGGCAACCGCGTTAACAAACTTCATCTTTTACCGAGAGAACAACGGCCACAAGATTCTGCACGACGTTTTGCACGACGCGCTCATTGCTAAGACTGGAATCGTCAAACGATACTATAAAGATGATTATCAGTACGAAGAAGAGACTTTTGAGGCTTTGGATGAAGCAAGCTTTAACATGCTCGGCGCCGACGAGGCTGTCACCATCATGGAACTTGATGAAGACATTCAGATGCAGCAGACCCAAGACCCGCAAACAGGTCAGGTGTTTGACGTTGAGGTGAAGCTTTATACGGGTGAGCTTGTGCGGAAGATCGACAAGTCACGCGTCGTGATAGAAGTTATTCAGCCGGAAGATTTTTTAATTACCCCGCGGGCGACCGATGAGAACGATGCCGACTTTTGTTCACACCGCACAACGCGTACCCGTGGCGAGTTGTTGAGCGAAGGTTACGACGAAGATATTGTTGCAAAGCTTGATGAAGACCGCGACTCGCACAACGACGGTGGTGATGGCCGTGACTCTGTCGATGGTTCATCGACTAAGTCTCATTTCGATGCAGACAACGACCGCGAATACGTCACTGTTTATGAGTCGTACATAAAGAAGTACCGCGATGATCTAAAGAAGTGCGTGTTTTTAAAATGTTTTCACAGCCGCACCGTGTTACTCGATGTCGAGATTGTATCCGAGAAGCCGTTTCGTTATTTCACGCCGTTTCCACTGAGTCACCGCTTTCACGGGATGAGCCTTGCGGACGTGTTATTTGATATCCAGAAAACGCAGTCGAGTCTGAAGCGTGGCGTTGTCGATCACACGTTCATGACCAACACGTCAAGATTCATTGCTAACTTGTCCCTGGTTAAAAATCCCCGCGATCTGCTCGACAATAAAGTTGGCGCAGTGATTGATGTCAACAGCCCGAATCCTGAATCCGTTGTGCGTCCACTGCCGATGCCGAATTTAAGCGGTACGGTGTTCCAAGCTATTGAGAATCTTGAAGTCGAGAAAGAAGCGCGAAGCGGTATGAGCCGCATGGCGAGAGGTATGGACTCAACTGTCGTAAGCAAGCAGAACAGTAGCGACTTGATCACTCAGTTTATGAGCGCATCGAACAGACGCATTATGGTGATGGCTCGCCACTTCGCTCAAAGCTTTTTGGCGCCGTTGATGCACGATATTTACAAACTAGCAATTGAGTCCGAGCGGCAAGAGAAGCTTGTGCAGCTTGAGGGCCAATTTGTAAATATAGACCCTCAACTGCTCAAAGATAGAACCGAGATGACAGTCGCCGTGGCCCTGACGCCAGACGAGCAGGCGAAAGAGGCGCAGCTACTGTTATCGCTTGATCAGCAGTTCACCATGAATCCGCAAGACCCAAATCTTGGTGGGATGTACGGGCCGTCGCAGCGTCACGCGATGCTGAGTAGAGCCTTTGAGCTTTTAAACATAAAGTCTGCGAGTGGGTTTTTGTTTAATCCGTCAAGCCCTGAGTTTCAGCAGCAGCAGCAGCAGATGCAAGAGCAGCAGTCTGAGCAGCAAGCGAAGCAATCTGAGATAGAGAAGTTCAATGCGGGAATGACAGCCCGTCAGGTCGCTGTGCTTGAAGGTCAGTTAGAACTCGACGCTATGAAGGAGCAGAATAAAATGCTCGTCGCAATGACGGAAATGGAGCATAGCCAGGAGGAGTCGGAAGCCAGACTGATGATGGATGTTGAGAAGCAGAACCACTCGATAGGAATGGAAGAGGCCGAGCTTCAATTAGAAGCAGAACAAAAACGAAATGTGAGCATCGGATAATGGATACCACAGCGATTGATTTATTTATAAAGAAAGCGCAAGAACAGAAAACCGGCAAGAAAAAGTCTGTGAAGCAAGCGTTTGATGAGTTCCAAAGATGGAAAGATGGAAAGTTAGACAAAGATACGACACTGCCACGGGCTCCCACCAGGGGGAGGATGGCTTCAATTCAAGTAGCACCAACCACAGAAGTGGAGTGACAATGAACGAAATAAATAGTGATGCAGCGACTTCCGCATCGGCTGCAAAAGCCATGCTAGATAGCGATGTATTTAATAAATGTTTTGAGGAGATGAACAGTCAGATTATGACGCAAATTCTTTCAACATCTTTAGATGCAGCGGCTGAACGTGAACGACTGTACGCAATGTACAAAGGGGGACAACTGTTTGTACAACAATTTGTCGGGTTGATTAACAACTATGAAGTGGATACACACGAACAAGTTGTGTAAAATAGGAGAAACTATCTGATGTCAGAAGAGCAAATCGAAGTATCGACCTCACCCGAACCAGATAATCAAGATATCATCGCGAGATTGACGGCGGCAATGGAATCCGTACCGGAACAAACCGAAGCCCCTACCGATGTTGACGA